TCATAGTTATCTCCTTTTTTTCTTTATTATTTAATAGCTTTTAAAACTTCCAGGTCTTTGTTCATGTACTTTTATTACAAAATTATCTTTATACTGTGATGAAAGTTCAAAGCCAAAGCCACTCATGTCCTTATTGTTTGCTGCTAAGAGAGTGTTTCCACTACCTAAGAACGGAACAAGAACAGTTGAACCTTTGTACCCAAAGATATCTAAAATATCCTCTATTAATTCAATAGGTCTTTCAGTTGGATGCGTCTTCTTACTAGGCGGAACAGGACGAAAGTCAAGTATGTTTGATCTTCCCTTAGTGTTTAACTTTATATCACCTTTTCTAACATAGAAGAACATCTCATAGGCGTTTCCCATATAGTAATTAGGTGCGTTTGTCTGTCCCTGTCCTTTAACCCAGATAGCTGGTAGAGCATTACCTTTGAATCCTTTCTTCATAAGAGCCTCATAAACTGTACTAAACCAGGGATCAGGACCAAACCACATTATAAGCCAGCTATTACTCTTCATCACCCTATAACATTCTGCCACTACATCTGTAATAAACTGTTTGTAATCTTCAGCGTCTACTTCATTATAGTTTATTGTAGATAGTCCGACACTATCACTACTCTTCTTCTGATCTGTTAAGTCGATTCCATAAGGAGGATCTATTTCAACTATATCTACTGTATTATCTTTAATCTTTTTTATACCTTTAAAGAAGTCGTCTAGTATGTATCCACTAATTATGTTTTCCCTTTCCTGATCTGAAGACGTTTCAGATTTCTTTGCCTCTATCCGTTTAGATATTTCCTGCTTAACAAGGTCTTCCTTTAGCTTATTAAATATCTTCTTCGCTTCTGTTTTTGTCTTTGCTTGTTTGAGTTGCGGAATCTTGTCAGCTACTTGGGCTAACATAACATCCTCACTAAATATTGAAGCGCTATCTCCAATCAGTTTAGCTACATCTCGTTTGGATGTTCCAGGATCTTCAGGGCTCTTTGTTGTCTTCTCTCCATATATTTCCTTTTGGAGTTCCCAAATCTCTTGTTTTATTTTAACTTCTTCTTGCCAGTCAAGGTCTTTTCTGTAAATGTTTTCCGCAAGTTCTATACTCTTTATATCTACACGTGTAAGTTCATTATCATAAATACGTACAGGTACTTCTTTTATTCCTGCCTTTGTAGCAGCATTGTATCTTCTTCCACCTGCTAGTAGTAGATACTTACTATGTATAACCTTATCCTTATTCTCATCATACACTATATCTCTCACAGCAAGTGGCTGAATTATTCCTTCCTTCTTGAATGACAAAACAAGATCGTCAATGTCTCCGTAATCTTGTCTTATTCTTTCTCCAAAGTCTATATCATCTAATTTAATCACATCAAGTTTCACGACTTATCCTTTCTTCTTATCGAGTTGAGCCAGTAAGACTTTAGCAGCTTCTGGCGATATTTTGCTTACAAGTTTCGTTAAGTCAACTACGTTAGACTTACTCTTTCTTTTAGTAGGCTTTTCTTTTCTAATTCTTCTATTTGATCTTATAGACATGACTAAGTCCATAAGTTGTTCGTCTGTCATGGAAGATATACTATCTTTCAGATCATCAATTATTGCCATCTTTACTCTCCTTACCCTCTTCATTATATACAAGGCGTACCTTCCCAGATAATATAGCACCAAGAACCATAGGTCCGTTCTTCTCAAGAGCCTTAATAAGGTCATCTATTATAATCTTAAACAGTTGGTTCTTTACCCCCCAGGGTATTAATTTTTGCAGTTTTTTGAATTCCTCTTCGTCTATCTCAATAGAGAGTCGAGGTCTCCACTCATTGTGGTAAGTCATTTTATTCTATCCTTTCATATTACTCTCCTCCTTTTCCATACTAAGTTCTGGTCCTGAGTAGTCCTTATTCATTAGGTCCCAGTCTGGTTCTGGTATTGGAAGATCTTTATTACAATCGAGACAGAAATATCCTTCAGGAACATTAGTATCTCTCTCGTGAGGTTGGTATTCTTTGTTAGTGTGTTCACATTGCTTAGGTTCAATATCTTCTGATCTGCCATTTAGTATTTCCCATAAAAGTTGAACATGGCTGTCACTTACCTCATCTACTATGTGACTATAGCACTCTTTAAAATATATCTTGATTTCTTCTATTTTTATTTCTTTATCTGTTTTCATTCTTCCCCCTTTTCCTTACTATATACTTCTTATTCTTTAAGTCCCAGTCGGGATAGTGAACCGTAGTGGATCTCCGTATACTAGGATCACGTTGATCTACTACGACAGCGTGTTCTTTACAGGTACTACAAATATCTGTAAAGATTATTCTTGAATTACAGCAATTACTTATTCTCATAATTTTAATCTTTATTATATGCTTGAGTAAAATAACGGAGGCAGACGAGAAGCCCACCTCCGCATTCTCCTTCTACAGACTGCTTGTTACTTCTGTTCTAAGAATCGTTTGACTCTATTAGAAGGTCCGTACTCTTCGTCTTCTTCCTCTGCTATAATAGCATAGGCAGTTTCCCCAACTACTAAGTCAAGGTCAACAGGACTGTCGTAGCTGACTCCGAAGGCATCGTAGAACTCTCTAAGGCGACGTAGTTTTCCGTTTGCTCTCCCCTCATCATCATCCTCTGCAGGAAGTGTAATGTAGTGAAAGCAGGTTCGGGAATCTACTTCATCAGGAAACCCGATAGCGACTTCTATCATAGGATTTCCTGCTTGAGATGTCTTAGCCTTCGCTGACAGTATCTTAACGGAGTATTCTCCTGCAGGTACTATCTGCTCATCTGGGACATCCTTTAGGTTGTAGTCTAGTATACTCATTGAGCATCCTTTTTGTTTATGTGTGCTTTGTTCGATGTTTGCACAAAGCAACACGTTATTGGATTAGAAGGGATTTATCACTGTCGTCAATCCCTGCTTTTCTCAGTAGCGCTTTGATGTTGGGCTCTTCGTATGTGTCAAAGATTTTATTCCTTCCGAGCCTGGTACGAGCCTTGTAAAGACCAGTGTTTCTCGTTAGAATAGAGTACTCAACACCTTTGCTACTCTCTTTTGATGTAGCCATGTAGACTTCATCCATTAACAGTGGGAGTTTTTCTTTCAGTTTCCCTGTTATCATAACTCCTGTTGTTAATCTTCCAGTTACTTCATCTTTTTCACTATCTACATGACCAGTTAATATAACATCACAAGGGATAGATGTTATAAGTTTTATGGCGTCCCTTAGGGTATTTATTTGCACTAGATAATCTTGCATCTGTGGTATACCCGCTGCTCTTCCATTTGATTTTAGTATAGCATTCATGAGAGCCTCAGACCATGTTGTTACACTGTCCAGAGCGTAAGTCCCTATACTCTCAAAGAATCCTTCCATGTGTCTTAGTCGATCGAACTCCTTTTCCCAACTCCTATATGTAGTTGGACGCTTAGCGTCTTCGTGTTGAAAGGAGCTGTTTACCATAACCTCCCCTTTCTTTATTTGATCAACTAAAACCTTCTCACCTCCAGGATCAAAGGAATGGATTAAGACAGGTTTCCGAGCAGTGCCCAGAATTGTTGTCTTCCCTGTTCCCATATAACCATAGATGAGACTATTGAAGTAATCTTTAGCGCGTGATTTGTTGTAGTTATCACGAATGTTTTTGAACTCGCTAAGGATACTTTTGTCTCCTTCTTTGCTCATGTTGTTTTCTCCTTAATATACATTACTGTACCTGCAGTTTCATCTCGTTCACTTGGATTCCAGTATTTCTTAACGAACCCAGTTGGAGTTTCACTGCAGTGTTGGAGAGGATTAGACCATACAGAGCAGAAGTCCATGAACTTACAAGCCCTACCATAGTTGATGCAGGACTCTGTATTCATTGGAAAAGCATTGAAGACAACTTCTTCTTCTGTTGATTCCATCATCTCATTCATGTTCCACTCAATTAGGTCAATGAAGTGATTCACATTCCATAACCAAGTGTTCATCATATCAACACTTTTTCTTACAGGCACTCTTATATACTCATTGCTAGTCTTCCGAAAGATAACACCATTTACTTTAATGCCGTATACTTCAGAAGGATCATACAAAGAATGCAAGACGTGCATATAAGTTCCTATCTGTGTCTTTAGTGTCCACTGGTCAATCCATGTACTCATTAAACGAGACCCAGTCTTATGCTCTAAACTAAAAATACCTTCATCTCCTTTTACAATAGAATCAAGCCGAAAGTGTACCACTCTTTTTTCATTGATCGGTACAGTTCCTGCAATCTCTGTGTAGAGAACCTCAAAGGTATCTGTTTGTTTGTACTTCTGTATATACTCAACAAGGGTGGGCACTACAGATGAAGGAGCCTTCGGGAAGTTGTTAGCGTCCTGAAGTTCAGTGAAGTGCTCTCTATAATATGAGAGGAAACGATCATAGGCAATTTTAACTGCCTGATTAGTGTACCCCTCATTCAAGAGAGTCTCCATTGCTCTGTGCCAACCTTCACCAAAAATAAGATGTATGTTTGGCTCATCTGTTGTCCATCCTAGTATATACTGATAGAAGTACATCCTTGGGCACTGCATAAAGTTTTGGATCTTTGACGAATCATAGATCGCCCAAGTTTTATCTGGAACTAGGTTGTTTCCCATAGTTTCTCCAGTTTTTGTTACTTCTACTACATCCGCATATTTCTATGCCTGATTAATCGACTCTTAGAGTCAGTTAATTCTTTTTTAATTTTCTTAAGAACTTAGCGTGCTGTAATGCAGTTCTGCCTTCTACCTTATTCTTTTTATTGGCAGCTGCTCGAGTCCGTTTTCTAATCTTGGCTCTTTTATTAGGCACTATTTATCCTACCGCCTGTCGAGATATCCAATCCTTCTTTGGAGGCGAAGGTAACTCGTCCTCAACATCAAGACATTTCTTAACATTCTTCATAGCCTTGTCCATCTCGTCAATAGACTCTCCCACTCTCGTCTCGATACGGAGTAGATTAGCGTTTACTTG